AGCGGTATGATCATTCCCGGACCCTCTCTCGTTGTTGGGGCCGCTGGCTGCCAGCCATTGCCAGCAGAGTGCGACCACGATCCGGATACAGGCTGATATAAGTTGCTCGGAAACGGAGAATGTGCATCGCTCAGTGCTACGCCGGCCGCCAACATCTCGGCGTTTGTGTCGTAGTCGGTGCCTGTCAGGTCGAGGTCGAGTGCCGTGCCCTGGCCGAGGAGCCATGGCGATTGTGGCGCGCCCGCCTGGTAGTATCCGTCGGCTTGCATGTTGCCCGTCATATCCCAGAGGCGCAGGAGCGTATTGAGGTGCTGCGCGTCCTCAAGTAGTGTGCGTTCGCCCAGGCGATCTGGCTGCGTTTTCATAGAACGTTGCCTCTCCTGATCCAGTCGGTGATGAGCAGGCTCTCCTCGCTGTCGCTGAACTTGAGCTTGAGAGAGTCGGCCCCGTCGCCGCCTGCCTTGAACTCCACTTCTTCGATGTAGCCGGTGTTGCCCTTGTATTTATCGCCGCTCGCGGGCCACATCGATTGAGGCGGCATGTCGACAAAATAGACTAGCTCGCCGGCCTGTATCTCTGTGAATTGTGGCATGTCTCCGTGCCGGCCTTCGAGGACGCCGCCTCTGAATCGATAGCGCCAGTCCTCGTCCATCTGCTCATAGTAGAGATCTCTGTCAGCGAGGACGCCGGCGCGATAGAGGTTGCCGCTGCTGTCGCCTTGCTCGACTACCTCCGTGAGCAGATCGCCGATGTAGCGCGGGTTGGGGTACATGTCCACGCGCAGGCTCGTGCTGTTGGTCTCGATTCGGCCGGCGCCGACAAAGCCATCGGTGGTATCCAGCAAGCTGCTCATCAGCGCGCTGGCCGTATCAGTCTGCGTCGTGTTGCGCGACAGCCAATTGAGCGTGTGCCAGTAACCGGCGACAATCACCTCTAGCTCGCGCTCGACAGCAAGAGGCCGCTCGCGATTGATCCGAGCGCTGCCGACAACGCGCGGTGCGGGCCATCCGTAGTCAGCGATCTCTGCGGCAGCGAGTGCCGTCGCTCCGGCCGCCGTGGCTCCGCCCATCGACGTGATTATCTCGTGTTTGCCAAGAATATCTTGGCTGTCCGTGTCGCTGTCGGTGACACTGGCGCGCTCGCCGATGCCGCTAGAGTAGTAGACCGTGATGGCATTGTGAAAGTACTTTTTTCGCAGGCTCATCATATGCTGCACACCGCCGACGTTGTAGCGCATCTCCAGGATAAAGCCTTCCCAGGTCGTGCGGCCCGCCGTGCTCTCGACGAATCGGCAACCGAGCATGGTCGAGAAGAATCGATCCATCGCGGCGCGTGACATTGTGCGCGGAGTGAGAGTGAATTCTCCCACATCGGCCCCGCCGATGCGCGTGATCGTCCTCTCGTAGTCCTCGGCCTGCGCCGTGAGGTCATCATGGTACGCCCTGCCGTCTATCGCCGTCGGCCCGACGAGACGTTGATACAGATTGAGACTATACGCCATGTCACTCGTCCCCTGATAGCGACGCCCAACGGATGTAGTAACCTGAGCCTGTCACCTGGCACATCTTGACTTGCGAGCCGATCACCTGCGAGGATGCGCCTTGATGCGCTACGACCATCCGGCCGTCACCAGGCGGGAGGCGAAAATTCCAGGTGTGCAGCTCCGGCACATCATCGTAGGCCGTCCGGCCGCTGTCGTACGCCTGGACGCCTACAAAGCCAAGCGGGCCCTCGCGAAACGCCAGGTAGCGCGTGCTGTCATCGAGGTCGAGGCCCTTGGCGATCAGGTAACCTTCGGAGATCGGTATTGGACAGAGGCAATCCACATAGAGATCGGAGGACCCGCTTGCTGAATAGGCCCAGACCTGCACCTCGAAGTCCGGATCATCCGCGGACAGCAAGGCAGAATCGCCCCAGATCGACTGAGGCCCTGATGGTGGTATAGAGGCCATGCCCATTTCGTAGAGTTTCCAGTTTGTCGAATCCAGCTTAACCCACGGCCCGCGAATCATCTCATCATCGCTCCAGCCTCCGATGCCGAAACGCAGCTGCATGTACCAGGTGCCGGTGGTGTCTTCTGACGCGCGCATCAGCCAAAGATGGTCGCCGAACATGTTGGTTATTCGATAGTTGGCACCCGGATCAACATCATCGTAGGTCACGCTGGCGATCTTGGTCGCAGTCGTGGAATTGCCCCACGAAACACGCGTGCCATCCGAGGCTGTTGCGTCCGCGTCTGATGTGGCGGAGCCGTTCAAAGTGCCATCCTCAATCTCCCACGTTGTGATGTATGATGCGGCGCCGTTGCCCGCGCCGCTGATCGCATCGCTGCGAATGCCGATCCATACGTCGCCCAGCCGATCGCCCGCGCTCGCATCATCCGGGCCAACATCAATCAGGCTGATGCGCGCAGGCACGTCACCCGCTGGATCGTTAGCCGCCGCGCCGTTACTTGCCCCCGCCGCCGTGTAGTCATATAGAGCGGACGGGCCAGCCGACAACGTCGCGTCTGGCAGCGCTTGTAGCGTCTCGTCCTCCCAGTACGGCTGTCGCTGCAAGGCTATCTGATAGACCGTTTGATAACCGATGATCTCCTCGCTGTTGGCCTGCGAGATCATTTCCACGGAGCAATCGCGGAGCCAACAGCGCCGCGCCGAGGTCTCGCCATCTAGCTGCCATTCGAGGGCCGTCCAAGAGCCCATCAATTCCTTGGCGTCGTTGCTGCGCGTGATATATCCCAAGTACTGCATCAAGTCCTGGACGCGGTCGGCTAGCTCATCGGCGTCGCTGCCCTCGACGCGAAGCTCCAAAAGCTCCGTGACCGGCGGCGGGTCGCCGTAAAATCGCGGGGTCGCTACGCTCGGTATCCAGCCTCGCCCGGTGCTGGGGGCTGTGACGTAGATCATGCCAGTTGCGTTGTCTCTCACTAGGCTCAGCGTAGTGTCGCCGCCTTGATTGATCAGCTCGTTTTGTATGCGCAGTACCTGCGCCATTATAGTCCTCTCTTGATGCTCGCGCGCCGATCGATCTTGGCACGCTCAATCGCGATCTGCGCGGCTAGGGGATCGATGATGTTGTATGTGTCGCCGCCACGATTGTAAGTGTTGCTGAAGCTCGTGCGCGGGCCGTCACTGAAGCGCCTCCGCCGACCGCTTGGCGGTGCATCGACGCGCGACCAGCCACCCGCGTCGTCGTAGTAAGGCGGATCATCATACGGTGGAGGTGGATCTCCTGGCGGCGGCGGCGGGTCATTGACCTCCTCATATTCGACCTGAATGAGGACATAGCGATCGATTCCATCCACTGCGGTTTGTGTATCCTCCGCCGCCTGCTGCGCCTCTGCAAACCCGCTCGTTGTTGCCTCGACGCTCGTGCGCACGTTACTGGGCAGGCTGTTGAGAGCTCGCGCCGCGCCGTCAGCGCTGCCTTCCAGATCAGCCATTTCGCCGCCTAGCGCTAGCGCCTCTTCGGCAGCGTCGATCTGCTTCTCAGCAACCGTCTCGGCGGCATCGGCCTCATCGTTTAGGCCCTCTTCGGCGAGCTCTGTAGACTCGTCGAGGTTGCCTTGCGCGCGGTCGAGCCATTCCACGACGCGCCGAAGCTGGCCCGCATTGATCCTCCCATTGGCGTACGCCGTCGCCGCGCGGTTCATCGTGTTGTTTGCCCTTACCTGCGCCCGCGACGAGACGCCAAGCTCCACAGCCAGATTGCCGATCTGCTCCTGCGACAGCCCAGCCTCATCGGCCATCTGCGAGACGAGCCCGAACGCCTGTTCTGTCCCGACGTTCGATCGTTCGAGCTGCTGCGCGTAGGCGCCCGCCTTCCCGCCCAGCGCCTCCACCTGCTTGTTGGCCGCCTGCGCGGCGCCCGCCAGTCCTTCTGTGGCGCCAGCAGCACTTCCGGTCAAGCCGATGTATTCTGGCAGCGTCGCTTGGTGCTCAAGGAACTGATCACGACCATCCTCGACGGAGCGCGCCAGGGTTTCCAGCGTGAATCCAAAGCGCGCACTCTGCGCCTGCGCTCGCAGCGCGACGGCCTCCTCGCGTCCCATGACCTCGACGAGCGTGTTGAACGTGTCCGTCTGCCGCTGCGTCTCCTCGGTGACCGGGCGCAGAGCCTCAGCCAGGCTTCCGAGCGTCGGGGCGAGAGCCTCGCCGATCGCGCTCTTGAAGTTGGCCCAAGCCGCCTCGCTCTGTTCGACCTTTAGCGCAGCGTCTTCCGTGGCGTCGCCCAAGCGCTCCATCGCCACCGCACCCTGTTCCATGGTGGCCTGCATGAATGCCTGCTCGCGCGTCATATCCTCGGTGGCGTCCATCAGCTCGGTGACACGCTCCCGGACTTTGCCGCTGCTGATGCCGAACGTGTCCAGGCGCTGCACCGACTGGTTGGCGAGCAGCAAGCCGAACTCCTCGACCGACTGCGTGGCGTCGCGCCCCATCGCCGTGCCGAGGCGCACGGCCATTGTGGTCATCTCTTGCAGCTCATCGCTGTTGGTCGCGAGCCCCATCTGCAGAAGCTGCGAAGCCGCAGCCATTGCTTCCTGGTCGCTCATTGCCCCGCGCGTTGCCTCTCGCATCGCCTCAAGGTTCGCGCGCGCTTCCATCGTGCCGCCGCTGATGTTTTGGAATGCGTTACGCGTGCGCAGGCTCTGCGCGCCGAGCTTCGCCAGCTCGAAGGTGGCCTGCGCGACCTCCTTGACGGCGAATGCGGTCATCACGGCGCCAGCGACTCTGACCGCCTTCTGCAAGCCGCCGACGTCGTCGCTAGCCTTCTCGATGCCGTCCGTGTCGGCGTCGGTGACGATCCTGAGCTTTAGGAGTTTCTCGAATGCCATCGCTGCCTCATCGTGTAGGCCTGTATGATCTGCTCAACGTCTGTGACCGGCAGGCTGTCGATGTTCCAGGCCGTGAACTGGCCGGTTCTCATGATCTCGTTCAGGATGCGGGCGCGCTGGGCTCTGCTCCAGATGTCTGGATATCTTCCGCCTGGCTTGCCTCTGATGGCGCTGACGACAGCCCGCTCACTTTTTTTAGCGTCGCCTCCCGGTGCTCGATCCAGAGTGCGATTGCGCGATTGTACAGCGTCGCCATCACAAGAGAGTCGGCGACCTCCATCAGGTGCCGGAACTCATCCGGCTCGCACAGAAACACCTGCGACCAGAACGCAGCTAGGTCATCGGCGCTCTCTTCGAACGTGCTTGGGTCCTTGGTGCCGAGAGCCTCCTCCAGCGCGATGTACTGATTGAGCATGCGCCGGCTCCAGTTGACGCGCGCATCGACTGTGACGCCATCGCCAAGGTCGATCTCGCGCGTGATGATCTCCGCTTCGCCGATCGCCCCAAGTGCCTCGGTCAGTCTCATAGCTAAGGCGTCGTGATGTTCGTGATCGTGTTGAACTGGAAGGCCGACGACCCCGTGGCGTCGTAGCCGCAAGTGAACGTGACCACGTCCAGTAGGTTGCCGTCTTGGTTGCGCCCCATCGGCGTCCACGCTGTCCAGACGCCGGCTGCATCGAGCCAGAACTGGTGATTCTCCCCGGCGCCGATTGCCACGCCGCTGTCTAGCTCCAGTCGCACATGCCGCGTCGTCGGCGTGTCAGCAAGGAAGTAGTCATGCTCCGTATCCACCGCAGCGACGCGCTCAAGTGCAAGCTCGATTGTCAGCATCATTCGGTCTTGTCCGTGCGCCTCGTAGAGTCTGGTAGCCGATCCTCGCATCTTGGGATGCACGCCGGTGTCCAGCGTGATCGTCCAGTCGAGCAGCGCGTCCTCCACCTCGGTCGTGCCCAGCGTCACCCAGGAATCGTCGATGTACAATCGCATCAGCTTGCCGATCATCGGCGTCGTCGTCGGGATGCTGCTGCCGGTGAACGTCGTCGCCGTCCTCTCGGTGCCCGTCCAGGTCGCCGTGGCCGTAACCTCGCCGGTGTCTGCGTTGCCCGCGATGACAAGCTGCCTCAGTAGGCAGTAGTCCCATTCATACGCTTGCGAGTCGTCTCCGGCCTCCAGCGTGATCGTGTCCACCGTCTCGGCGCCGGTAAGTGGAGCGGCGTGCTCGTAGAGATAGTCTCCCTCGCCGCCTGTCTGCTCTGCTCCGACGTCGGCCTTGACGCCGCAGTTGAGCAAGAACGGTAACGCCTGGAAGTAGAGTCCGGCCTCGTCAGCCGGGAACTCCATTGTGAGGCCGTCCGCCATGATCCGGCGGACGTAGGCGCTGTCAAGCGTGCCAGCGATCCTCTGGCCGGTGCCAAGCGATGGTATGATAATCTGCCTGTCTCCATCCGTCGGTGTGACCGAACAGAGCAACTTTGTGTCTGCCGCGACGGCTGTGCCGTGCGTCGTTTCCGTGCCGTATTCTACTGTGCGGAATACATCAGACCCACTCATGTGACCTCCTTATATAGTGGCTCGCCACTGTTGGCGCAGACGATGCCTCGCAGCATGTCGCGCCCAATGGCGTCCGCCTCCTCCGCCGTCAAGTCGCGTGCCGGAATGCCGGGAACGAAGGACTGACCGCCGTAGCGAAACGCCACAGCGCCGGCCTCCTGCTCCTCTGGCTCCAGCGTTGCGCTGATGTCGTAGATCTCATCATCTGTGGTCATACCGACTCCTTGTGTACCGTGACTACCTCAAACTCGATGCCCCAATAGCTCGGGCCGCCCGGATCACCATGCAAGCCGATGATGCTGATGCCTCCATCGCCATCCGGCTCTCCGAACTCCAGAAATTCCCATTCTCCGGTCGCGACGGCGATGTTGCTCCTCGCCATGTATGTCTCTGGGAACCGCTCTAAGAACGGCACGCAGGCGTAGAAACCCTGGTGCGTGTCTTGGCCGATCGCAAACGGCCTCACGTAGAGCCGGATCATCCAGGTGCGCTCCACCCGACGGTAGCCGACGGCGGCCAGGTTGTGGCGCGCGGGGCCGGGATAGGTGACGGCGCAGGGAAGCCAGCTCTCGTTAAGCCGGTCTGGCATCCGATCCGGCGCCGTCATCACGCCCTGCACGCCGCCGTTGATCTCCTGGAGCTTGAGGCGCCGATCTTCCGCCGTCGCCGTCACAGCGAAAACCTCCGATAATGCTCTAGGATCGCAATCGCCGTCTCAGGCGTGCCCTGCGGGATCGTGATCGATCCATTCGGCGCGACGATAGTCTCCAAGCGCTCCGTCCGTCGCTGATCGTAGAGATACTTGGCGATCAGCTTGGCCGCGTGCTTGATATCGTCCGGCGGCGTCGCCGTGTAGCCCCAGGTACCGGTTACTCCGATGTAGTAGTCGGTGTCAGTCTGCCACGTGCTGCTGCTGTCAGCGTCTAAGCGAATACGGCTGTAGGGCGGCCCGTTGTTTTGCGGGAACAGTGTCACATCTGCCGTCGCGATCGCCGTTCCGCTGCTGTTGCCATTGGCGACACTCGTGAGCGTGTAGAGGTCCTCATCGAGGTAGAGCCATAGGCCGTCCACCGCCTCGCGACCGTAGTATCGCGTATCGGCGGTAGCCACGAACTCGCGATTGGTGTAGCGCTGCAGCCAGGAGACGGCGGCGTCGCGGATCGCCTCTAAAAGCGCGTCGTCACTCTCGGGCGAGAAAATTGTGTGAACGCCTGTACCAGCTGTGGTGAGGTCGATCTGTGTCCCCGCGCTTGCATTGGCGCTTGATATCGCCACCTGGATGAGCTGATCGGCGTCCAGAATGGCATAGTAGACAGTATCAGCCACAAGCGGCGCGGGCAGTGTCCCGGTCGTGCTCACCTCGACGGCTGCGCCAGTAGTCAGGCTGTTGGCGTAACGGACGGAGGCCAGCGTCAGCTTGTCTGTCCCGGCGGACGCCGTAAACGTGCAGCTATAGTCGTCGAGAATGTACGCCTTGAGCTCCGCCAGGGTCACATAGTCCGCGGCTGCCATGCCTGCCTCCTACCCTAGCTCGATCTCGACATCGTCGAATGCATCCAGCTCGATGCGTTTCTCGCGGGCGCGGCCGCATAGAAAGTTGCGGCAAAACTCTGGGCGCGCATCCTTTTCCTCGTCCTTGTCCCAGAGCGTGCAGACGTTGCCGTCGAGATGCGGGCAGTCGTGGCGTAGCGTGAAACGCACCTGCTCAATGTCCGTGCCGTAGTGTGCCTGCAGCAGTCCGCGCATGAGGTCGTTCGGCTTGACCACAAAACCGATCTTCCGGCAGCAGTCAGCGTCGCAGGCCGCGAGGCAGTAATCTGACAGCGTTCGCCCCTCGTCCACACCGGGCGGCCGTTTTGCTTCAGTCATCTTCGCCTCCCGTTTCGTCGTCCTCAATGGCATGCTCTTTCCACCAATCGGGATCGTCCTCGAACCCTAGATGTACTAACCAAGGCTCATCTAGGCCGTACTCTTCGGACCACCTCCAATCATTCCACGCAAATGCGACGCAGTGCGCCGGCTTGAACTCTTTTCGCCAGGCTCCAGCCAGGCCGCTGCGATAGGTCGGCGATCGTTCTGTCCGTTCGCTGTTAGCGATCATCAGCGCCACAGTCTGATCCTCCACCTCCTGCGACAACTCTGCTCCAAAGCCGCGATGGGCCGCAGCGTGGCCGACGATGTATCTCAGGATGTCGCGGCACGCCTGCTCCTTGTGATTGACCAGCATGCCAAACTTCCACGTCTGCACCCAAGGCACATCGAGCCATCCAGCGTAGAGGTTCCATCGCTCAAGCACGCCAGCGTAGGGACCGAGGCCCTGAATCACGGCCATCAGCGCGGCATCGAAGCCGATCGCCTGGTACCACTCGTTTCGGCTGTGCGTCTTGCCATCCAGGATGTGATGCGTCAGGCTGACCGCCACGTCGCGCAGGTCGCGGTAGACAAACAGGACGGCGGCGCCAATGCCATACAGATAGTTTTCAATGGTCTCGGTGTAGCCCAAGTGGCCTTTAGCGTATGTGCCATCACGAATGTACCCGATGCGTTGCAATACCTTCTTGACCGGCGCCCATCGCGTTGTCCAGGAGTGGTCCTGGAAAGTGCCGGCCCAAGGCTTGTCTGCCGGCATCGGCGTCACGATCGGCTGCACTAGCTGCTCGGCCAGGTGTGTGCCAGACTTAGGAAACGAGCAGACAAAGACGCGCGGATCGATGATGACTTCCTTCCGTTCGCCTTCCTCGATCTGTGTGTTTGGCAGTAGTGTTTCTGTCTCGATCATAGTTCTCCCAGGGGAGGGGCTTCCGCCCCCCCCCAAAAAAAATCGGATGCTAGATCTAGCTCGGCTTATAGCGCTTGGTGTCGGCCATGATCACGCCGGTCCCGTTGTTGACGCCGGTGAGCGTGATTGTGGCGCGAACGTAGCGATCCTCGGCGGCCCGCTGGCTCTGCACTAACTCGCCGGGAATTTCCAACTCGACCCAGCCAGAGGCGGTCGCGCTTGCCTTGGCTGTGGTCTTGCCAGAGCTACCATTCGTGGCCGTGGCCTTAACCGTGGACGAGAACGTGCTAGCCCAAGTCGAGGCCGATCCCGTCCCGCCGAACTGGCCCGTAGTGAAGGTCGTCACGTCGGTGAAAGCCGTGGCCGGGCTGGCCTGCACCTTGATCTGAACTTTGCACGAGGTTGAGGCCGTGGCCGTGGCGGTCGCCAGCTTGGTAGCGCTGGATGCAGTCTTGGTCGCCGTACTGGTCGCGGAACCGAATGCCATGGCAACCAGGCGGTGGCTCTTGGCCATGTCCGCGCTGGCGCTGCTAGAGGTCGTGGTGGTCGTGCCGGCCACGACGAACGTCGGTACCAATTGCTCAGAAAGCTTCTCAGTGTACATGTGTGATCCTCCTCTAGGCAGCCAACGCCACGAATGGACTGACAGTGTTGGTCGTGTCGATGTAGATCGGCTCGTCGAGCCAGGGCTGGCCGTCTACGCGGTGGACGAATCGCCAGGTTGTGAGGTCGTCGACGAAAGCGTAGTGAATCGAGCTGGCGATGGTCGTCTGCTGCCTGTCGCCGATCAGGTAGTAGGCCATATCGGCGAGCAGCACATCACCCTGCGTGCCAAGGGTAGGCAGCTTCTCGGTGACAATCAAGGGCCGACCGAACACGGTCCCCATCACGCTCTGCCTCGCGCCGCCGGACTCCTGTGGCATAAAGACGTTGTTGCCCGCCGTGTCCTCCATTGTCAGGAACTCCAGCAACGCGGTCTGATCCACCAGCCAGACGGCTGAGGATACAGACGCTGGATGCAGGCGGCTCCACATCGTGGCGATGTCGCCGTAACTCACCTCATTCGCCGTGTCGCGCGCGGAGGCGATCAGCGCACCGCTGTTGAGGATGCCAAGCGGCTGGCCGACGCCATTGCCGCGAAGGAACGCATAATCCTCGCGGAATCCGATCGCCTCGGCGAAGAGCATCTGCAACACGCTCTCCAGTCCCGTCGCCTCGTCTGCTAGCAGCTCGTCACTCGCCTGCGTGTAGCCGGCGAGCTTGTGAGCCACAAGCTCGATCTGTTTGAAGGCTGGCTCGGTTTCGGTCTTGGTGCCGCCTTCCTCCGTCCACTTGGCATGCACTCCGCCGTAGTAGTCGGGGTAATAGTCCTGCGACGGCACGTCGCCCTGATCGAGCGCGGGCATGGTGACCGACCGCCTGGACATGGGGATGATCCGCGCGCGTGGTCGCACAACGGCGGGGCTGCCCCCGACCATCAGCAGCTCGCTCAGCTGCTCCGTCGGCACAAGGTAGCCACCCGAAGCGCCGCCGCTTTCCAGCAGATCCTTGGCTTCCGGATCGCTATCGAGGCGGGCTCCCATTGCCTTCAGGCTGGCGCGGTCTTCGTATCGGACCGCGCGGAGGAAGTCGTTGAAACCGTATCTCTTTGCCTCGATGTTCCCAGCGGCCGGCGTTGGCGCATCGACCTGCGCCAAAGCCTTGACAACCGCGGCACTCTGTTCGTCCGTGTAGCCTGCGTCCGCCATGATGTCGCGGATCGTGCGCGATGTCGGCGCGCTTTTCACGTCCGGCTGATCCGCCTCATCTTCCGTTTGCGGAGCCAGATGCGCGGCCTTGCTGGCCGCGTCGGCTCGTTCGGCCAGGGCCTCGGCCTGTTCCATGAGCTCGTGCCGCTTCCCGGCGTCCGCCGTCTCCGCCGCCTGCTCATAGAGTGACCGTGCCTCCTTATACAATTCTACGTGATTCATCTTAGATAACCTCCAGATTGATAGTGATTTCGATTGATCGTGCTAGCGCCGCCGCCTGCTCCCGTTCGGCTGCATCCTCGGCCACGGCCTGGTTGTCCGTCTCCGGCCTCGATGCCTCTGCCTCGTTCGCTGAGTCGGCGGTTGTACCCTCCATGTCGGCGATCAAGCTGCCGGTAGCTGCTGTCTTGATCCAAGTCTTCAGCGGCATGATCTGGCTCTGCCAGTTTGCCGGCGTCGGTGTGTAGCTGGCGTCGAGCCCCAGAGGCCAGCGCGTGATGTGCGCAGCGTCGCCCTCGGCCTTTCGCTCGATCAAGTGCGGCGCCGTGCCGCTAGATAAGCCGAGCTTGCCTTGCTCGACCAGGTCATAGATCATCCGCTCGTACTCGTCGCGTAGGTCGAGTTGGTGCTCCATCCAGATGCCAGTATCGCGACGCTCCAAGGCCGCCAGGTTTTTGAGCGGACGGCAACCAAGCACCTCGTCGAAGCCGTGCTGGTAGTATGCCAGAGACTGCTCATGCGGGCCGTAGTCGGTCGCCGCATCGAAGTAGTCGGCCTCCAGGTCAGGATGCTCGGCGTCTGTGAACTGTACCAGGTAGCCGCCGACGCGGCCATCACCCAACGCCTTGACGGCCCCGCCCAGGTTGACCAGAGTTTCGCCATTCATTATAGCCTCCGTAGTGCCTTGCTCAAAATCCTATCAGCTATTTTGTCCACGTCGTCGGCCTTGAGTGTGTCCTCAATCGCGCTAGCATCCGTCGGCCAGGCCGCGTGGCGCGGTGCCTGGTCCTCCTCGCTCTGCACGTAGCGCGCGTAGGTCACCTTCGTCCCAACCTCAGCGCCGCTTCCACGACGGCGTACCGTCCAGGACTGCGAAAGGTTCTGACTCGTCGGTGAGACACTGCGCCGATAGGGCACCTCAATCACGCCCTCCTCAAGCGCCCAGAAAAACCAGGCGCGTTGCTTCGCGCTGACGAACGTCATCGGTTCTCGATTAGGCGGCGGCTCTCGCGTCAGACGCTGCTTGATCTGCCGCCCAACACGCTCGGCGATCTGGCCGCTGAGATCCTCAATATCGGCGCCTAGCTCGCGCAGCTTTTCAACGAGCTCGCGGGCGCCCTCCAGTTTTAGAACCGCGTCAGCCATTGGCTTGCTCCTCAAGCATCCGCTCACGCTGCTCCGCCAACTCGCGCGCCTCGGCTCTATGCTCGCTCAGCTTGCGCAGGCTCAGCTCCGTCCAGCAGCGGCAGTTGGGGTGAGCCGGAGGGCCGGAAGGGAACTTGTCATCCCAATCCGGCTCTGGCTTGCCATTGAGCGGTCCGCAGATCGGGCAGACTATCTCATCGTTGTGCGTGTGCCAGACGCGGCGCATGGCAAGGCCCTCCTCGCGCAGCCGATCCTGATACTGGTTGGTTGCCTCGCTGAATGCGCGTGTCGTTTCCGTCGTGGCGATCATCCGCGACCGCTGCTCGCCGAAGGCCTGTTGAAGTATCTGGCGCAGGTCGCCCTGCGTCATCCCCGGCGTCTCGATGTACATCGACTGCGCTTGTTGCAGTAGCTGGCGTGTCGTATCATTCAGGCCGCGCACCAGATCGTAGGTATAGCGCCGTGCAATCTCGGCGGCCTCAACATTGATCATCGCCGGGTCGAACGCAATGCCGACCTCGGACGCCAGCTCAAGGGCGCGCGTCGTCATGATCGCCTGCACCTCCGGTGCGAGGATGCCGCGCAGGTCGTCGAACAACTCCGAGTAGTCGATCTGTCGGCCAGCTTCGACGGCTGCCAGCGCACGATCTTCGTACTGGTCGAGGACCTGCTCAATCCGGCGGCGGAGGCGGCGCTCAATCTCCTCCTGCGCGGCTGGCGCCTGCTTGAGAAAGAGAAACGCCCCTCGAACACCAACGGACCGCTGTGCTGCTTGAATCTGCGCAGCGAGCCAGCCGGGGATGATCGCGCTGTCAAAGTCAGTCGGCTCATTGCGCCTCTCCGCTTTCCGCCGCCACTGGCCGAGATCGGACCACCAGTCTGGGAGCTGCCCCGGCCCCGCCGCCGGGGCATGCGCTTTTTTTCCTTCATCCGGCGGTTCAGCGGGGGGCTCCGGCTCCTCAATCTCCGGCTGCGGCTCTGGCATCGGCGCCGTTGGCGGCTCCAGCTCGTCCAGTGCTGGATACTCCATTCGCTCCAGCGCAACGCCTAGAATGGCACGCGCCTCCCAAGGCTGCAAGATGTCAGCTCGCACGCTTTCGCGCACTTCGCGCAGGAGCGTGGACGATGCTCCTGCTTTTTCGAGCTCGTTCTGTTGGAGCACCTCTAGCTCGTCCGTCCGGAATGCAAAATCCAACCCAATCGGCGCGAACAGATGTTCGTTTAGTTTCTCCTCAAGCATCGCCGCTTCGGGTAGTATCGTCTCGGTGTAAAACGACAGCTGGTGCGTCTTCGCCGTGGCGTGGCTCGTGTCCTGTTGCTCCAAGAGGCCGGGCGGGATACCAATCGCCGCCGCGATCTGTTTCTTGGCGCTGTCCTCAAGCTCCGGCATGGCCAGGTCGCTGGGCGCCGTGCCAAGCTTCTCGATGCTCAAGCCGCGCTGAAGTAGCGGCACCTGGAAGAATTGTCGCACGCCCTGGTAGAGGCGCCGGAACATACTGCGCAGGCGATCCTGCTCGTCTGGCGTCACCGCTTTGTCAGTCTTTAACACAAACGGGATCACACTGCCGTTGGCGAAAAACCCGCTTGCATACTCGTTCATGTGCCTGGTGATGGCCGATGGCACGCCAGCCACATCAGCTGGAGCGACGCCGGGGCCGACGTCATCGCTGGGGTTGTAGAGGTGATCGAAATAGACCACATCTTGAAGCGAGTAGTAGCGCGGCTTCTGGCCGCTGATAACCTGCCGGAAACCATAGACGCCGCGCGAGGCCTCCGTCAGCCCGGCGCTTGGCTCCGGCTTTGTCAGCGGCGTCATCGTCCAGGGATTAAGGCGCTCGACGTCCGCCAGCTCTGCCTGCGGAGTACCGCCGAACGCCACCGCTTTGTAGAGATAGGCCGCGCCGCTCAGGCAGATGTCGGCCTCGATATTGTTGAGCAGCCGGTGCAGCGGAGTGACCCGCGTATCCCAGCCCGCGTCCTCGCCAGCGAGCGTGCTCACGGCATACGGGATGCCCGCCAGCGCCGAGGCCCGAATGTTCACGGCGCGGTACAGCCACGCAGTCGCGGCATAGAGACCGCGAGCATTGTCGCTCCGGGAGCTGTGGCTCTCGAGGTAGTCGAAGAACTGATCAATCGACAGCGCCTTGACCGCATCGCCGCCAGCGGCTGGGGCGACAATCTTGACCTCGCTTCTCATAGCAGCACCGCCATCGGGCCGGCATAGGCCACGGCCGACCAGGCAAGAGCGAGGGCCATCACAATGTCATCGTGCAGACCATCGGGCGCCTGGTAGCGCAGGCTGCCAGACGGCAGCCGATGCGCCTCGAACGCCTGCAGCTCATTGACCATCGTGCCGTCATCGAGCAATGTCAGCTCCTCTCGCTCAATCGCCAAAGCCAGCGCGTCAATCGCCTGCGCCTTGCTGGCGTTCGTGGTTGTAAATGGCTCGACAGGCAGGCCGCGGTATTGTAGCTCCTCGACCAGCGGCTCGCCCATCGAGTTCCGCTCGGCGACGATGGTCAGCGGCTGATACTCGTCCACTAGCGTCTCCAACCGCCCGACCTGCAGGCGATAGTCGATCCGCTGGAAGCGGTCCATTGCCACGACCCGCCGCTCTGTTGCATCGATGACAATGGCAACTGTCCAGTCCTCGTGCTTGCCCCAATCGATGCCGATGATGTAGTCGTGATCGTCCTCAGCGTCGCGTGGCTTGCCAGTCGCAACAGCCGGGATGCCACGAAACACGCCGCCGCCATCCTCGACAAACTCAGCTAGATACTCTTGGCGGAACACTCGATCAGGTAGCTGTCGCCGCGCCGCCTCGATCTCGTCGCACGCAATGAACGGATTGCCAGCCGTCGGAAAGCGAAACGCCTGCCAGTCGTCGCGATCCGCCGCCTGCTGCCAGATGCGCCAGAACCAGCCGCGGCCCTTGGGCGTGGAGATGAATATGGCTCGCCCCTCGCGATCCGACAGCGCAGGGCGCAAGGCCTCGCCCCAGGCAGCCTCCGCCATAAAGGCCGCCTCGTCGCAGATTGCCAAGTCGAGGCCCTCGCCGCGTAGCGACTGCGGATCATCGGCGCTGCGCACCTGCACGCTGCCGCCGGATGAGAAGCGCAGCATGCGATCTCCCAGGCGGATCTCCGTCCCTGGTATCTGTCCGCCTAGCACGCGAAGCCCCCGCCAGCCGACCGCACCGAGCTTGTACGACGGCGCGACCCACCAGGCACGGCCGCCGCCTGCACCAACGCGAACGCACTCGCCGCAACCGAAAAGCGTCTTACCCCAGCGCCGCCCTGCCGCCAGCACGACAAAACGCGCGTCGCATCGAGCGACGATGCCCTGCTGCTCATGCAGCCGTGGTAGCGGAATGCGCGCCACACTTCAGTCATCCTCCGGCGTCGCCAGCTCGTCCGGCCAGTACAGTTCAATCGGCTCGCCGCCAGCTCCCGTGACCTCAGTCCTCTGCTTGGGCATGAACTCTGGCTCGCGCGTAGCGAGGAACCACTTGCACATCTGCAGGTCACCTTCGATCACAGCGCGGATAATGTGATGCAGCGCTTTGTCGTTGATCTTTCTGCGCTCCGCCTCCCATGCCTGGGCGACCGTCGCATACTCTGTAACGTAGCGCTTGGCCGTATGCCAGGCGCAGCCAACGCGCTCAGCCAGGATGGACAGCACACCGCCTGTGCCCGGTATCGCGTCTAGAAATTGCTGCGCCGAGTAAGATGGCACGTCTACTCCTCCGTCACTTTTCGCGTCTGGCACTTGACAAATAACACAATAGTGGTATAATTGGTCATATTGGAGGCAACAGAACAGACAGGAGGAAACAGCATGGCAGTTTTATATACCCCCAAGGGCCGCGCAAGAGAGTACGCCCCGCTCGCCGTCAATCACTACTCTGGATGCACGCACGGTTGCAGGTACTGCTACGTCCCCACGATACCACCGTACAAGTTCGCCGACAACAGTCGCCAGGCCTTTCACGGAGCGGCGACACCACGAGCAAACGTCATCAAGCGCCTCGCCTCTGACTGCCGCAAGCGGCCCGGTCGTGGCGAGAGGGTTCTGTTGTCGTTCACGACCGACCCGTACCAGCCCGCTGACGAAAGACATCACCTCACACGCCAGGTCATTGAGACGTTGCACCAGCACGGTTACAATGTGCAGGTGCTGACTAAGGGTGGCAGCCGCGCGCTTCGCGACCTCGATCTGTTCACGCCTGCCGACGCATTCGCGTCCACGCTCACGCTCCTGTCTAACGACCACACTCGGAGATGGGAGCCGGGGGCCGCACTGCCGAACGACAGGATCAACACCCTGCGAGAGTTTCACGCGGCAGGTATCCCGACTTGGGCCAGTCTGGAGCCAGTCCTGAACCCGGACAGCGCTATCGAGATCATCAACAAAACCAGCGGCTTCGTTGACCTGTTCAAAATCGGCATGCTGAACCACCATCCGCTCGCCGAGCGGTTCGACTGGGCGGGCTTCGCAAGGCGCGCCATTGACGTCTGTGAGGGGCTCGGCCAGCCGTACTACATCAAAGACGACCTCGCCGCGCATGTCCCGGGCGAGCTGGGCCCGCTCCACGTGACTGTTGAGCAACTTGAAAATGCTGCTACTCATCGCGGACAACTACCCCTCATCTAGGTCGAACGCTACATAATGCTTCCGGCCCATTGAGCGGTGTCTGATCTCTCGGACACCGCTCAATGCTAGCCACTCTAGGAAAAACTGCCATCCTCTCTTGCCGAAAATCGTCGGACAGGCAGAGATCATGTCGTCAGTGAAGCCGATCTCACGCAGCATGCCATGCGGCATTTCGCCCACGATGGTCTGTATGACCGTCGCGTATACACGGCCAGAGAATCCACGATCTATCAGGATCCTCAATTGCTCGTAAGGCACGCCGTACGCGTCCAAGTCAACGATGTTAAACTGTGTGAGATCAATTGTGCGCAGGTAGCGAGTATTGTCGCCGGGCAGGTAGAAGCCCGCGCCCCAGTCGTGGATGTCGATCCCGATCCTACGCACCGGCCGGCCTATCTCCCTCTCCACTGCATCCCAGACGAGCCCCTCTCCAGCATAGCAATCTAGCACAGACGGCTCGCTTGGTAAGTCGTAGAGCCTTAGCGCTACCTTGTTGCCAAGGTACGAATGCTGCGTCTTAGTTGGCACTGTATAGAATCTCGATCCCGTCGATGTCATCTAGCTCAGACAGCACTGCGCGCGCATCGGCAGCAAGATCGATGGGCACAGATACCAGAATCCGCGCCATCGTCTTCGGCCGTAGCTCCATTGACTGCTCTGGTATCTCCTCCTCCTCCTGGGCAGCTTCGATCATGGCTTCCAAACGCTTCGCGTCGTGCTCTAGCTCAGCTAGCATCAAATCATCGAAACCCCACTCAAGCATGTCATCGCCATCCCAGGCCGCCAGTTTGTCCCAGTCCCAAGAGCCCGTCGCGCCGCGGTGCAGATACACCGTCAAGCGTTGCCACTCGCGTTGTGTCAGCGGTCGGCTCGGTATCCGCACGTCCACCTCGAACTCCGGGCCGTACTCTGCGAGCCAGACATCGAGGCGCTGATGGCCGTCCAGCAGCGTGCCGTCGGGGTTGACGAGCATCGGGACCGGCTGCTCATACTCACCGTATGACCGCACCAGACGCCGCGCCTCATCCTCCCCAATCTGCCGCGGATTGTCTGGCCGCGCCCTGAGATCGCCCAGCCGCCGCCGCTCCTCGTGCCACGTCAGCGGCTCACTCACCGTCGCCTCCGAGTAGCTCCACGGGAAAGCCGCCGCTTTTGAGCAGCACCGCGATGTTACGGCCCAGCGAACCGCTGAGATTCCCCACCATGACGGCCCACAGGAGCGTGATGATCGTTTCCTCGATGAACTCACCGAGGCCAGGCACGAGACGGAACAGGACGAACAGGACGCCGTAGCTCAGCATGTACGGCAGCACGTTCGTGCGGTAGAACCGGCCCAGCTTCGCGAATTCAAATTCGCCACGCTTCAGCGCCGCACTCACGCCTAGGATGAAGTCGGCGGCGATCAGCGCCATCAGCACGTGGAGCCGCGCGTCAGACGCCAGCGCGATCAGATACTCCACCAGGTCATCGGCGGAGACCGCAGGCGCGACGGCAGACGCGGCGAACACGGAAGATGCGGGGATGAGGACGGACAGGGCCAGAGAGCAGGCCCAGATCGAGGCGGCGAACACAGAACGAGTATATCGCATGGCACCTCCAACGCTACAATCCACCAGTCTCAGTGTAGCACAAGCGTTCTAGTTTGTCAAGTGCCTGACGCGAAAGTGGGGCGGCCGGAGGGGCCGCCCCGATTGGAGGAAACAACGAGACGACCCTAGTATACCACGTCCCTCGGAGAGTGTCAAGAAGAAAGCTCGCAGGCTCACACGCCTGCGAGCTTGACATGGATATGGATGTTTCGGTCTGACCCGAATGCCGTACAAGTACGGCCACAGCATCCCTTATCCACAACCAGTATACCACGCCTCGCGTATGGTGTCAAGCCGCCGACGGCCTTGACAGATTCTGAGAAGCGTGGTATACTGTTGGTCGTGGGCGATTGCTCACCGCCGTCGCTGGCGAACCGACTGGAAGGATGAGGATCGATGACACAAACGAGCTTCTTGCTTGAGCGTAGGCGAGGCCACGTCCTCATGGCCACAGCGACCGTCTACACTCAAGCAAGAAGCTCTTTTGCATTGGAGTGATACCCCTTCAGGTTCCTGAAGGGGTATCCCGTTGTTTATGGAGGTCTAGATGGATCGCTTCCGCGGATTCGATGTACCACAACAGAACTGGAGCAAGCTCCCTCACGCGCTCATTGAGGCACTACCGCTCATCGAAACGTCTGGCGAGCTCAAGGTGCTGCTATACATTCTGCGTCACACTTGGGGCTATCAGGAATTCAGCGCAATGAAGAAGATCACGTTAGATGAGTTTTGTAACGGGCGCAAGCGGCGGGACGGAGCACGAATAGACGCAGGCACTGGGCTGAGCCGCCCTACGGTCATCGACGGCTTGAAGCGTGCTGAGGAGCACGGCTTCATAACATCAACAACGGACAACAGCGATGGCGCGCGCGTCAAGAAGGCCTACGCCTTGTCAATCGCCCAGGATGAAGAAGATGTTACCACAGAGGTAAAGAGACTTTACCAGGGGGGTAAAGAGACTTTACCTCGATCAGAGAAAGATACTATAGAAAGAAACCAGGAAAAGACTTCGCCTGCTTCGCAGGCGGCTGCGCCACGCTCTGACAAGCCAAAGCCCGAAGCGCCACACACTGACACGCTACCCCACAACCTAGATGGCTGGATCGACTTTGTGGCTCACGGGAACGGACGCGGTGGGCCACAGGCCAGAGTAGTGAAGATGGTGGAGACTCTCTGGCCGAGGTGGACGCCGGAGAAGGGATCGTATGGCCTAGCAGCAAAAACGGCCAGCCGAGTCGGAGGCTACGCGCGACTCGCTCAGCTCCTCTGGCAGGCGAACATATACCGCGTCACTGGCAATCCGCTTGTCTATGTGAGCGGCATCGCCAAAAAAGAGAAGGAGAAGCAGGGGGCACCCGGCTCACGGAATAGCGTCCCGATTGAGGTCGTGCGATGACCACGCAAACGGACGCTAGACAAACCTCAGAGGCGCTATACGCGCACGACGAGGAGCAGGCGCTCGTTGGAGCAGCGATCATCAATGACGAGGCCTACTGGGAGGCGGCGGCGATTGTGGAACCTGGCGACATCTACCAGGAGGATGCGCGCTGGGTGTGGCAGGCGATCGCGGCGATTCGTGAACGCGGCGAGGACGTGGACCCGATCACGCTCGCCAACGAGCTTGAGCCTGGCGGCCTGCTCGACGAGATCGGCGGATTCGCTTATATCACCGGCCTGGCAGCGCGGTGCCCGAACAGCTACTATGCCGCGACCTATGCCAAGATTGTGCGCGATCGAGCTCGGCGCCGGGATGCGATCATAGCGGCGGAGAGAATCGCTGTCGCCGCGCAGGATACGCGGATCACCGTCGATGAGATGACCATCGCAGCCGAGGAAGCCGCGCTTACCCTGCGCCGTGATAGCGGCCAGACGCGCGACATCGCAGATATTGCATCCGCAGTCGCCGACCTGGTCGGCGACTGGGCCGAGCATCCTGGTGAGACACGCGGCTTGCCGACTGGCCTGAAGCCTCTCGACAAGCTGCTTGGCGGCCTGCAGCCGGGGCTTTATGTCATGGCGGCGCGGCCTTCGATGGGGAAAACCGCCGTAGCATTGCAGATCGCCGCGAACGTGGCGAAAAGTGGCCGCCGCGTGATGCTTTTTTCGCTGGAGATGGATGAGCAGCAGCTTGGCCTGCGGCTGGCGTCGCAGTTGAGCGGCGTCGCTTTGACCAGCGTCGTGCGCGGCACGGCGACAAGCGAGGAGCTAGCGCGCGTGATGGATGCGTTAGCTACACTTTCGGAGCTGCCGCTCGAGATTCGCGTCGGGACATTCGAGGCTGGCGACGTGCGCGCAGCGATGCAACACGCGGCGCTCGTAGGCGAACCCGCTGCTCTCTGCGTGGTGGATTATCTCGGCCTCCTGGCTAGCTCCTCGTCCAGCGACAACCGGAATCTTGAGCTAGGAGCAATGAGCCGGAGCCTACTGCTGGCCGCGAAGGACCTCGGAGCGCCGATCCTGGCGCTGCACCAGCTTAATCGCAGCGTGGACACGCGGATGGATCGCGTGCCACAATTGAGCGACTTAAGAGAGAGCGGCCACATCGAGGAAGACGCCGACGTGGTGCTTATGCTCTATCGATCAGGCTACTACGACCCGGCAGCCGAAGACGCGAGCGTGATGCAACTATGGGTGCGAAAGAATCGCCTGGGTGGACCGGCAAACGTGGCAGCAGAAATGTACTGGATTGGCGATCAGATGCGGCTTGGCGAGATCCATCGACCGCTGAACATAGGAGGTTAGCATGCCTAGCATGCGATTCTATCTTGAGCTACAGGAACGAGCAGTACCGTACACGCGGATGACCCAACGCAGCAAGTGGACGTCGCGAGCAAGGCGTTACCTCGACAGCCAGCATGAGCTAGCATTGGCGTTTCGTGTGGCGATGTCGCGCTCCGGCTGGATGATGATCCAGCGCGGCAATCCGCTGCACGTCACAATCATCATTGAGCACGCTGGTGGCTTTCACAACCGCGACCTCGATAACGAGGTCAAGGCGATCCTCGACGCGGCTCAGGGCGTGGTATTCGAGGACGATCGCTGGGTGGACGACATCGAAGCCTGGCGGACAGATGGCGACCAGGAGAGGATCACGCTCATTGTGAAGGAGGTGTGAAATGAGACAAAAGGTGCACAGCGTTTGGCTGCACGACCGGCGGATCGACGGCACTGGCAAGACCGGCGTCGCCGTCACAATCAACCGCGATTGGCGGATGACGTGCTACACGATCCGCGACCAGAAGCGGCTAGACCGGCTGACGCGCGTGCTAGATGCGTCGTTTGACGGTCCGCGTGTTTGCGTGCCCGATGGCCATTTTGTGCTCATCTGGCGGCGGCCTTCGCGCATCGAATAGCACGAGTTCCGCGAATTCGATGCGATTTTAAGATTCACCCCTTGACAACACCTCATTAGTGTGCTATAATGGGGACAGTTAAGGAATGGAGACACTGAGACACAGGAGGAAACAAATGGCGAAGCAATTTTGGAGTGACAACAGTGGGACGTGGGCAGTCGAGACCGACGGAAGCGGCGTAGTGACTGGGGCCTGCGGGCCGCTGGACTACACACAGGTGATAGCGGAGTCGTTACCTCTGTTCGAGTACGACGCCGAGGAAGGCCGCGCGGTCAATGAGCGGGCCGACGAGTTCCGTCTGGAGGAGCCTGAGACGGTCGTCTGGGTGCACAACCTCGACGAATTCGATCTGTGGGTCGATCCAGACGGTGAGATGGATGAGCACGAGATCGAGGCTCTGCGTGACAGATTCGCGGAGCAGATCCGCCTCCGCCTGGGCTGGGCTGTAGACTGGGAGGGGCACTCACACTCATCGGCGTGGAGCTTCGCAGTCTGTGGATATGAGATCGACCAGCATCTACCGGACGAGGCGGCGATCTACGACGAGCTGCGCACCATTGCAGAGACGACAATGGACGAGCTCAATCAATGGGACTGGCTGGAGGACTAGTCGAAACGGGGCTTCGGCCCCGTCGCGCGGGACTGGCCGCCCGCGCCTGATGAGATAGGCCACGAGACAGGAGGAACACGATGCAAGCCAAGACTTTTACTGTTCCGGCTGGCCGCCGCCCGAAGAACACGGCAGGGGTTAAGATCGATGACCAGCGCGCCGAGTTCCGGTACAGCACTGTGCCAAACGGCAAGTGCTACCGTGTCAAGACGGACATCCGGTGCGAGGACACTGGGGCTGTGGACGCCTGCGGGCGTCCAATCTACCGCGATGACCGGGGGACGGAATTCGTCTGGGTGTATCGCCCAGGCGACGCTAGGACATTCGACAGCGGCGCGTTTGAGGTGCCCGCCGCATAGTCGAAAGCCCCGCAAGGGGCTCCGCCGGGACTGGCCGCCCGCCGCTGATGAGATAGGCCAACGAGACAACGGAGGAAACACGATGACAGACCAGGAGTGGAGAGAGCTGAAGATGTGGCTCCACGAGCTGCGAGAGGGCTATCGCATACTTTGGAGCGACCGCGGCACTAGCGTCGGCGGCCTGAGGGTCGCCACAATCAGCAGCATCAAATGGGGCGAGGGCCTCATCGAGATCGAGACAGAGGCGGGCGGCTGCATAATGTTCGACCGCTACTGGTCACCGCCGACTATCAACGGCGGGACACTCTACGACATCGAGGCTGGAGAGGTTGAGCTGACTATCATCCAGCTTGAGACGCTGCCAGGCGTGAGGGCGACGCGCCTGGCACGGGCCGTGCTGGACGACGAGATCACGCCGTCGGCACTGGCCGACGCTGCGCACGTAGTGAACATGGGCAGCATGCTCAATGCGTGAGCGCGGCGGAGAGTTTGGCGTGCGCACGCCAGTTGAGTCTCGCGAGCAGAGGGAGGCCGGCATCACCAACGATGTGGTGGTGCCGGTCCTCCTCGGCCTTGCCGCCGGCGTCGCCGCTATGCTCGTTTGGCTCTCGCTACTCCTCGCCGTGCGGTCGCTGGGGCGCGAGATCGCCACGGTCGCCGCTCTCCTCTGGTCCACGGCACTCCTCTGCTGGACGCTGCTTCGCGGCTGGCGCGGGGCCGAATGGACGGCGGGCACGCTGATGACCGGCATCCTCGTCGGCGCGGTCGGAGCTGTGGCGGCCTGGGCGATGTTCCGGCTGTCGCTCGTGGTGCCGATCCGGGCCGCGCTGGGCGTGACTCCTCTCATCGGCGCACTCGTGGCGATGATCTGGATCTGGCTCAGCACGCTACAGGAGAGCGCGCTACGGTCGCCGTTTGTCGAGCAAGCGCTAGCGAACATCATCGGCGGCGAGGGCGGGCCGTGGTGGCAGGATCGCATCGACCAGGAGGAGCCGGAGCCCGTGGAGCCGCCGGCGCGGATCGAGGTGAGCGTACCTGGCGAGGCGCGGATGTGGTACTCTGACGCTCCTCTGAGCCTCGCCGCGCTGGGCCAGGTCGCACGGATTGTGCTCGCTGGCGGGTCTCTCTCGGAGCCGCATCTAGTCGGCGGCGACCGGCCTCTGTCGCGCGCGGAATTCGAGCGCCTGCGAGACTGGGGAATGGAAGACGGTCGGAGCCTCTGGCGATGGCGCGACGAGGATGCGCATCGCCAGGGGATTGAGGTCACGCCCGCTGGCGTGGCGTTTCTGGAAGCTATAGCAGGGGAGGTAGGATGAGACAGGAACGGAACATAGACCGGGAGCGCGTAGCGAAGATGGTGCGGAGGATCCGCGACGCAAACTCGCTGACGCAGCGTGAGCTAGCCGACGCGATCGACGTCGGCCTTGCCACTGTTGGCCGCTGGGAGAATGGCGGCCCCGGCGCGCCTGCGTTGGAGAGCGTGTCCCGGCTGATCTGGCTTGCGCCAGATCGCGGCACGGCGGTCGCTCTGCTCGACGCGCTTGACGCGCGTGAGCTGGCGTATATCGCGCGCGCCACCTACCCCACGGCGTGGTATGAGCCGTGGGACAACACCGGGGCGAACGGAAACGAACGAACGAACGAGAACGAAGGAGGAGACGATGAGTAACTTGAAGCAACAGGTGAAGCGGTTAGCAGTAGCACGGGCACGGGCCCGTGCCGCAGAGCAGAGGCTCTCTGAGGTACAGGAGCAGATGGAGGCGTCTCCTCTGGGCCAGGCTTACATAGAGGCCGATGCAGAGGTGCAAGAGGCTGCGAAGCGGGCGGCCAAGCTCGACCAGCAAATCCGCCAAGCGGCTGTTGATGCACATGGAGATGGCGAGGAGATGCCGGACGGCGTGAGCGTCGTCATGCGGAAAGTCTACGAGTACGACCCCGACGAGGCCGTGGAATGGGCAGAAACAGCAGCTCCGCATTTGATCGACTGCTCAATCGACAAGCGGGCGTTCAAGCGTGCAGCAGAGGCGCTTGAGCTGCCATTCGTGAGCATCATCCAGGAGCCCTCGGTACGGATTTCGAGGGACTTGAGCGAATACGAAGGAGGAGACAATGAGTGATCGCTGGACAGTCACGGCGGAAGGCTACCGCCACGTGCTGGAGGGCATGAGCGACGTCGAGATTTGGGCCCGCCACGAGCGATGGGCTCGTTGGGTTGAAGAGGCAGAAGATAGAACATTGTGGGGAAACTACACAAAGCTGGCAGCCAGGACGGCGATCTATCCGCCTGAGAATGCGAGGCTGTATCTGTTGGCGGGGCTACAGGCCGAGATCGGGGAGCTGTGGGGACTGATTGCCTCGAAGGCGCGAGGCGATCCCGCTGCAACAGAGCAGGGTGCGGCAATCGTCTCTGAGCTGGGCGACATCGCCTGGATGCTCGCCATGTCGCTCAAGGAGTGGGACATGATGGCGCTTGAGCGTCAGGTCCCGGAGCTAGCCCAAATGGGCAGGCGGAGGACAGTGCCTGGCGAAGCCATCGCCGCAGTGTTTTTGAATGGGCTGACTCGGGCAGCCAACATGGCGGTCTCGGCCTGGCATGCGGACGATCACAAGTCCACGCGGTATGCACTCAATGGTGCTGTGGTCCAGTACATTGAAGTGCTGCAAGCGTTTGGCCTGTCTGTTGAGGAGGTCGCTGCTTCAAACATCCGCAAGCTGTACAGGCGCCTGCGCGATGGCGCGATCCGCAAGGGAGAAAAGCGTCAATGACCAGAAACCGAAACTTCTATGCACTTGAGAACCCGTATGGCCTCAGATCGCTCAACACTAGCGGCGCGCAAGCCAATAGTGTGCATCGCTTTGACACCAAGCGTTTGCGAGACGCTTGGGTCGATGAGCGGCCAACCCATCGAAAGGCAGTGCCAGCATCTGCCTGGACAGTGCGAGAAGCCAAGGCCGCAGCCAAGCACGGTCTCGCATGGTCCATACACGTGAGAGGAGGATAACGATGACCGAGAGGAAGCTTCTGCTAGCACTGGCGATCATCCCCGCGCTTCTCGTCGCGTGCGACGGCGACGGGTCGGAGCCGGGGCCGCGGGACGACTATCAGCGCGTGAGCCTCTGCCGGGACATCTGCCAGTCGCACGCGCCGAAGCAGCGCATGTGCACCGAGCGCTGCGTGGAGCGTGGCTGGGAGCAGCGCCAGGAGCGCGGTTGGTGAGCCGTTTCGGGGCTTGGCTCTGGGCGCGGCGTTTCTGGCTGGTTGGAGGGGGCCTCATGCTGGCCTCCTCCGGCCTCGACGGCGCATACCTGGCGGCGCTGATCGGGCCGCTGGGCTACTTGCTTAACACGACCGTTGACGTGGCGACGGAGGTCGTGATCCACCAGGCGACGCAATTGCGCCGCCAGAACCGCAAGGGCAGCAAGTTGCACCGAATGTCGTGGCTGCTCTATGGTGGTAACGCCATCCTCGTCGCCTACTCCGCCTATCTCTCCACGATGTACCTGCTCACCCTTGGCCTGCCGCTCGTCCACGCGGCGATCACGAGCTGCCTGGTGCCGGTCGCCATAGCGCTCACCGGCCTCGCCCAGGCGCTCGCTGACGAGCCGCCTGAGCGGAGTGAGCGACCGGCGGCGGTCAGTGAGCGGTCACCGGCGAAGAGTGAGCAGCCACCGGCGGCCAGTGGGCGCATGAGCATCGATCAATGGCGGTCACTGCTGGCGGAGTGGGCGTCGGATGAGCGACCAGCGAGCGGGCCGGCGGTCAATGATCGCTTGCAGGCGCTTGGCTATGAGAAGCTACCAGCGAGCACGGCGCGGCGCTGGGCGCGAGAGGAGACGGAGTGAGCATCAAGGACGAAGTGGATTCGATCCTAGACGAGGAGCCTGGGATCGATCGTGATTGGCGGGCTGTCAATGCCAGGCTGCAAGAGCGCGGCATCGAGGCGGGGGAAAGCACGATCCACAGCTACATGCGGGAGTGGCGCAACAAGCATACGGATGTGGCTTCGGCGCGCTGCTATCGCTGCACGATGGTGGATACACCCGACAATCGCCTCATGCGAGATTGGCGCGACCTTGTGGAGCCAGGCTGCGATGGTCAGCGGCGAATGGTCTGCGAGTGGTGCGCCGTCGAGCGGAATGGCTGGGCCGTCTCCGAGTGGCTCATGGCCGGTCGGCCTGAGGCGTGGATGGTCGAAGAGGCTGCGGAATTTTAAGATTGGATGGGTGCCTACGGCTTGCAATATCTCATTAGTGTGGTATAATATAGATAGTTGAGAGGCACTGAGACAGGAGGAAGCGATGAAAGTCTACCACGTGGCCGGACAAGAATATAGAGAGGGAGACCCGCTGCTTTGCCGTGACCGCCTCATGGAGGCCGGTATAGAAACAGAGTGGAAGTGGGAAGCAGAAGAGGGACACGACCACGACGTGGTTTGTGTCTTCGATACCATCGAAGAGGCCCGCGCCTTCGTGCGCGATTTTGCACCACAGGGACGCATACTCACCATCACGGTCGCGCCGGAGGACGTGGACGACCCGATAGCGTGGGACACGCGCTTCGGCACCATCCACCCGCAACCGACAGAGACGAGCGAGGGCTATCTAGCCATGCGAGATGGTATCCCAGCCGAGTGGATCGACTGATGCGAGTGCGAGCCTACCACGGGACGAGGACAGAGTTCATCCGCTTCAATCTCGGCTTCACAACCGAGATCGGCTTCCACTTCGGTAGCCGCGCCCAGGCGAAGGCGAGGATCAACTCTTGCGCCGACTTGGACAGAGGAGCACCCCGCATCATCCTGGAGTGCGAGATTGACCTCCAGAACCCCATCGTGGGGATGCCCGACATCGACGACTGGGGCGATCACCAGTCAATCGCATGGGCGATCCTTGAAAGCCAGGACGATCCGGAGCTGCTGGCGGTGGCGCGGCGCTACCGCCACATGCCTTATCGCTTCGACGTGGCGGACGATGATCTGCCGCGCATGCGGCTCCGGCAGGAGCTGATGGCCCTGGGCTACGACGGGGCGACCTACGCCAACGAGGCGGAAGGACCCGGTGAGAGCTACCTGGTTTTCTCCACATCGCAGATTGAGATTGTAGCGCGGGACTAGTGAATGGAGGAGCAATGGACCACCAGACAGCAGACGACTACGCAGCAACACCCGATCAGGAGGATCAGCACGGTTCGATCCTCAGGCCGGAGGACGATAAGCCGCAATTTGATGAGCGTGAGTGCTCCTGCACCCCGCTATGGGTTTGTGCCTACTGCAAGTATCACGCCAGCAAGATGCGTGCATGGCGTGAGCGTTGGGGCATTGAAGACGAGATACCTTACTAGGAGGAGGAGACAATGACCGAGGAACGTGGACAGTACGAGCTAGCTAGGCGTGAGCAAGCAGTCTCCGCTGATCATTTGTATGGCGACGACGAGCAGGTAGCAGAGCTCGCCGAACGGGTGCGCATGGTGGCGCCCTGGGTGCGCTACAAGGATGGCGGGAGCTGGCGCGAAATGACCCGCGAGGAGATCAGCCTTGTCGTGCGCCGCTGTATGGCGCTGGGAGTCGATCCACTCAACCAGCACGAGGTGCAGGTATGGCGCGACTGGAAAGGCGTGCAATTCCAGCTTGCCTATACGCTGATGACGCAATTTGCGCAGCAGATATGCGGCGGCCACGCGGAGCCGCTATACGAGGAACTGACGGACGATCAGCTCTTGGCCGAGGGCCTGACATCCAACGACCACGCGGCTTATTGCTACGTGCCGCTGGACAAGGACTGGGATCGTGTCATGGCTCTGATGGATCGCGGCATGAGCTACGAAGAGGCAGCCAAGAAATTCGCAGCGCGCGGCTTAGGCGTCGCGCTAGCTGAAGAGTGGAACAACAAGCACTTCGCACCTAACGGACGGTCGAAACTGTGGAAGGTTCGCAAGCGCGCCTACACAGACGCGATCCGCATGCGCTTCGGTGTCCCGTCGAGATCGGACATCGTGGAGCTACGCCGGATGCGGCGTGACGACGGGCCAACAGATCGCGATCTCAAGCCCGTTGCTGCTCACGAATCGCGCCGCCATCAGCTATATAAGGATGAAGGTGATGGCGGCGACGTTATCGAGGCCGAGGTGGCCGAGGTCGCAGAGCCAGCGCCTGTCGAGGAGCCAGCCGACGAAGTGCCTGCCGATCCTGAAGACGGCGAGCGCGTGCTCAAGCTCCTTGCACGCTACGATGAGCTGAAGGGCGAGGCTGAGGGGCTGGGGCTCAGCGCGCCTAGCATTGGCAGCAGCCTGGCGCCCGATGCGATCATCGCCGCTGGGAAGGCACTCAAGCAGCGCATCGAAGCTGCGCGCCAGGAGACTGGCGACGACGGCCCGGACGCGCTGACGCGCCTGCATGCCGCCATCCAGGAGCGGCGCGACGGGTGGCGGAACGACGGCGCGGCTGATGCGCCATGCAGCGAAGCGCAGGCCAAGCTCGTCGCCTACGCCACGCGTGTCGTGTTCGGCGACGATGCTGACGCGAAGCGGCACGCCCTGCTAGAGGCACTCTTCAGCGACCAGAGCTCCAAGAGCCTCACGAAGGCGCAGGCAAGCGCCCTCATTGACCTGGCGGCGACGAAAGACGAGGCGACCGGCGAATGGGGCCAAGCGCCGACCGCCGCTCTGCTGCGCGAGGCGGCGAATGAGGTCGTCGGGCAGGAAGCGCTACTGTAAATGGAAGGCAGCCCCGGCCCGCAATGGGCCGGGGCCTATCATTGGAGGGGTTATGCCATACGAGGCTTGGAAGGAATTGAAGGAACGCCACGGGATGTTGCTGCTTATCCGCGATGGCGACCGCTGGTACACCTACGACGAGGACGCCGTGGAGGCGGCGCAGCTTCTCAACATGCGACTACAGCGTGACGATGCTGACGTGCTCACTGTCTCATTCCTCGTCGCTGACGAGGCTGAAGCGCGCTTAGCCCTGCGCGGGCGCCGCGTCGCTTGGGCGGAGCCAGCGTGATGCGCGACTATGCTACAATGGAGGCGATAGCGGTCTCGGTCAAGGAGCGCCTGACGGAGATATTCCGGGCACAGTGCGACTTGGCCGCCACGTTCGCGGAGGCAGGCGCGGCGCGTGACCTCGCCGCGCTTTGGGGATGCTCGACGACCGCCGTCAATCGAATGGCGGCGATCTACGACGCATTCCCAGAGGCCGCGATCACGCCCGACGTCCCTTTGTCGCTCTACGGCGCGGCGCTGGAATGCGACGATCCCGTCGCCGCATTGGAGGAGGCGGTCGCTCATGGCTGGAGCAGCAGGCAGCTGCGCGACGCGCACGACATCGCCAAGGGCCGCCACAAGAGTCGCACGCTCTTCCGCGGACGCGGGCGCGTGAAGGCCTGGCAGGCGGACGCTGGGCGCGTGGTCGTCGAGGGCCTGCCGATCTCTGGCGATGCGCCGGACGAGGCTGACGTGGCAATCACGCCGATCATCAGCTAGTCACTCCACGTCCACGACGACCGACCAGGCTACGCGGTCGCTCGCGAACTCGAAGCGTAACCAGGCGCACCCGATCGATTTGGGTGCGCCGAATCTTGCCTCGTAGCCAGTCTCGCCGTGCCGCAGGCCCCACGCATCTTTGTAGCCTGGCGTGCGCACGAAGTGCACGATGTCGCGCTGCTGGTTGCCGCTGAGCAGTATCCACTGTTCCCATCCTGCTGATACCTTGTCGAAGCGAACGATAGCGACATTGCTCTCAGGCTGCTCGACCTCATAGCTGTTCAGGGATTCCTCCTCTGTGTCGTGGCCGCTCCTCTATATTGCTATGGTATCAATTGCTTGACCAGGAGCCCGACGAGCGCGGCAAGCGTAGCTAGTTGCAATCCGTGCTTGCGCGCGAGGTCGCCGAGAGTTTTGGCGTCCGCATCGTGCCGCTGGTCTGCGTCCTCCGCCCAAGCGCGCATCCAGTCGGTTCGTTCGACGATCACGGCGACCGACTGCTCCAGTCTGCTAGCCGAGGCCTCTGCTGCCCTCAGGCGCTCCTCGTGATCTGCGATAGCGTGGCTCATTCGACCAATGCTCCCATTCTGCGTTGCGATGTGTGCAGAAAGTCGAGCTACTTCATCGGCCAGGCGCTCAAGCTCCGTGCGCTCACGCTCTGTCGTCAATGTAGGCCCCCTTGTCAGATAAGCGCTTCGATCAGTGAGACGATCTCCTCAGGTGCGAGCTTGAACCACTCCCAGCCGGCGAACTGGTTGACTGTGAAGAGCGTTTGGCCCAAGCAGCGTCCGCCGTGCTGCTTGTTCCATTCCTTGATCTTCCGATCGACCACCAGTATCTCGCGTCGGTACTCTTCCCAATCACCGCTCAGGCATTCGGGCGCGCGCCAGCCGCGCTCCACGCTTTCATAGGCTCCTGTCTCTGTTAATGCCCAGTTGACGCGGTAGCCGTTGGCGACTAGCAGGCGATCGATCTCCATCCAGCGACCGGCGAACCACTCCCAGTCGTCGAGCAGATGCTGCGTCTGACCGTGCGGGATCCACCAGTAGCCGTGATAGCCCCACAGCGGCGTCAACGGCCAGCCGGTGCGGCGCTGATGCGCGACGGTCTCGGCGGCGAGTGGTAGCAGCGCGCTGTACTCCGTCTCGTGCGGGTTGCCGACAGCCGCCGTGAACACGACTGGCAAGATCGGCAGGCCGGTCGCCTCGATCTCGCGGATGAACTCAGTATCGAACTCCACGACGCGCGCCAGCTTCTCGGCGTTGAATGTGGGGTACTCTTCATTGACGCTCTCCACCGCGAAGAACGGCGCTTCGATGTCAGGGATGCGTCGGCGGAACTCCTCGCAGACAGCGTGCAGGCTATCGCGGAAGAGGTCCACCCAGGCAGCCGCTCCAGCGCGTGGGCCGTCGGGGTGCCAGACGAACTCGGCTTGATGGTCTCTGTGTTGCCGCCAGATTGGCAGCGTCCAGCGGCTCCACTGGCGCATGGTCGGCGCGTCCTCCATTCCGGCCAGCAGCTTGATCACGCCCGGACGCACGTCCCTCACGAACTGCTCCACGCCTGCGATCAGGTTCTGGCAGTGGAGCGAAGTCGGCGCGCCGACTGGCCAGGCTGGTTCTGGTTCTGGTTCTGGCTCAGGCTCCGGCGGATCTTCGCCCAGTGCCTCAGCTAGCGCGGCGTAGAATTCGCTGCGCCAGGTTGCCCAGCCGGGGCAGATCGTTGCGATGTAGTCCTGGTGACCTCGCACGGTGTCGGCGTCCACGCCCATGCCCGGATGCTGGACCGCCCAGGCGGATGCACGTGCAGCCGCGTCGATCTGCGCCTCGGTCGGCGGATTGGTGTCGAGCCTGCCTGCGAGGCCGATGCTTAGATGCGTATTCTCATGGCCGGTGTGGTCGTGCCAGCAGCCGGCTTCGAGGTCGTTGCAGAGCGACGTCGTGCCATCACGCGCGATCCAGAGCGTGTACGGGATCGACGGCCTGCCGCCATCCTTCTGCACGTATCTTTCAGCGAGGGCGATCGGATCATCGCCCAGTGTGTGATGCAGCGTGACGCCGTCAATCTGGTCGAGGCTCCTGCGCCACCAGCCGTTGTCCAGCGGCGGCGGACAGTCATCGTTTGTAGGCAAGTCGGCTCTGATGTCGCGCTGCCAGGGATCCCCAGGCGTAGGCGGCTGCCCCTCGCCTGCGAACTCGACGAACGTGCCTGGATAGTGCTCAATGTACCACGCCTCGTACTCTGCGCGATCCGTCTCGTCAATGTCCCAGAGGACTGCGCGCTTGTGCTCCAGTGCGCCAATCCCCGCATCGTCGTAGCTCGGCCCGGCAGTCACCGGCTGCTCAGCCCAGAGGCCCGCGACGATGTCGCCGACGCGCTCGGCAGGCGTGGATGCTGGCAGGACGTGATAGGTGCGGTCGTACTGCTCACGCGGTAGGCCCTCGCAGTCGGGTTCCTGCTCCTCACCTAGTGCCTCTAGTGTCACCGAGTCCCAATACACGTCGTTGTGCTTGAAGGGCCAGAGCGTCCGTGAGCGTAGCCAGATCGTGACCACGCCTCTATTGCCTGCCGTCGCCTCGATCACGTGCTGACGTGCGTAGCCATTGTAAATGTAGAGCGGCTCGCTCCAGATGACAGAGCCCGACAGCGGATATATGCCGCCTGTCGGATCGATGCCGATCTGCTGGCGGATGTTGCCGTTAGCGTCGTTCTGGCGGTCGATCTTCTCCGGCGCGCTCGGTGATAGCGGCGGTATCTCGTCCTGCGTCAGTGCCACGACGCGCTCGCCGACTAGCGAGCCGTCCGACCAGAGGCTGTAGTCCAGCTTGCCTCCATGCTCTGCGCTCAGGCCATTGCTCCAGGCGTGCGACCAGGCTGATAGCCTCAGTCTCGTGCCCGGCGCCACCTTGACGATCCGCAACAAGCCAGCGTCGTGACGGCGGTAGAATGTGAAGAGCTTGTAGGCCCCAGCGCCAGCCTGAATGCGTTCAGCATAGCCGTCGCGTGCCCAGATGTATCCAGCCTCTGGCTGATCCCAAGTGCCTGGATCGTGCTGGTACCACGCGACCCAGTCGCGCGGCGAAAACACGTTGCCAATCTCTGTCTCATACTGCGAGCTGTCGGGCCGGATGACTAGCACGCTATGGTGCCAGTCTGCGTCACTGTCGAAGCGCTCCTCGAAGATCATCACACCTCCATCACTTTGTGGCTATCTGGCGGCTGCCGAGTGTGTCTACTTGGTAGTGCAGGCCGACGGTCATCACAAGCGCGTCGCCTGCGTAGTCATCTGCGCTAGCTGCGACACGCGCCAGGTCGCTCAATGCTATCTCGGCCATTCGCCTCCTATAGGTATTCAAGTTTGATGTTGCTCAGATACTGATCGGAAATCACTGTATCCGGGTGTTTGTATATCTGGACAAATACATAGGCCGCCGTATATGCGATCCCTGTGCTCTGGCGACCCTCATAGTTGTGCCATGCGTCGTCCTGGTCATCCCAGACGCTGATTGCGCCGTGGTAGTTACGCAATTTAATCGTGTACACGCCAGCGCCGGTCACGTCAGCGCCATCATACTGTTTGGTGATCGTATCATCGCCATCGTTAGTGTACAGCTCTGCATTATATCGGATAGCAGAATCCGTCGCGCCCGCGATGAACGCGAATGCACCATAGTGATTGCTGGATGCTGCATATCCAAGCACACAGTTGTCCTTCCGGCTGGCTGTGGCGCTGGTTAGATCCAGATCGATGGATATACTCCAGTCGCCTGGCCGCGCAAGCGGTATGATCATTCCCGGACCCTCTCTCGTTGTTGGGGCCGCTGGCTGCCAGCCATTGCCAGCAGAGTGCGACCACGATCCGGATACAGGCTGATATAAGTTGCTCGGAAACGGAGAATGTGCAT